AATTTTCTAAAGATGAAAAAGATAATTTAGTAGCAACTACATTAGAAGATGAATATAAAAATTTTATGGACGAGAATGAAGAGGAATTACAAAAGAAATTTGATGAACAATTTAAATTCCAAACCTCTATTCGTGGAATTAAGGTAAGAGGTGTTTTTCCTACACAACAAGAGGCTGAGTTGAGGTGTAAGATGCTTCGTCAAGCTGATCCTAACCACGATGTATATGTAGGACCTGTTGGTATGTGGGTTCCATTCCATCCCGAAGCTTATAAGACAGGAAGAGTAGAATACATGGAAGAGACATTGAACGAATTAATGAGTGAGAAGAAGAAGAATGAGGAAAAGGCAAAGGATGAGTTTGACAAGCGAGTTAAAGAAGCCAAGGAGAAGGCAATTGAAGATAATAAAAAGAAGGCAGAAGAGAGTGGAAATAAATTAACACAAACTATTACTAAAGAAGGTGAGTTAGTTTCAGTCGCAAATATGAACACACAAGAAGGAGCAATGGGGGAAAATGCAACTTTAGAGGATGTAAGAAAAGAGTTGTTTGAAGGAGAAAATATTGTAACCGATCAAAATACGGATAAAGGTTTAAGTCAATTAACCGAGAATACAGTAACATTTAACCTAGGAGAACAAAAGGAGGCATAAATTATAATATATAATATTTAAATGTAATTTTATATATTATCTAAATGGTGAGAGGATCCGAAAAACAAGAATTTGCCAAAAAGGAGATTAGGGAAAAAATAATGGAATTACAAAGAGAAATAAATAATTATGAACAAGATATAATAGAAATAAATGAAGCCATAAAGAGAGATTGTGTTAAAAAATATGGCAAACATGAATTTGAAAGAGAAAGAGATGATGGTCCTTACCCGGAAACTTGGTGGGTATGTAAAAATTGTGGATTTGAAAAATAAATTAAAAATAAATTATCAGTATTTTAAATGAAAGAACTGATAATTCCTGGTTATAATGGTATAATGGATTTAGATTTAACAAACATAGATTCTAAATTTCATCATGAAATAGTTAATTTACATTTCCAAGAAATTGAAGAATATAAAAAAGAACAATTACAAAGACCTAAACATATTCGTTATGAAAATTGTGTTAAAAGAATACTTGACCAATTTAAACGAGACCAAGAAATAGTAAAAAAGAGAGAATTAGAAAAGAAAATAAAAAAAGACGAAGAATATCAAAAATGGGTTAACTATTTAAAAAGATAATGCATTTTACCATTTATTTTTTCGCACACTTATTTTTGGACCAGCTCCTTTTTTCTGCACACTATTAGGATCATATAATTCATCTTCTTCATCACTATTAATGTCTTTCGATAAATCCCAAAATTCTTTTGAACCCAATTTGAAATTGCTATGATTCTGTGCTTTATACCAAAAAATTTGATCATTTAATTTATTTGATTTTGCATTATTATTTATTACCAAACATTCAAAATTTTCTGTGCATTGATCCATTACTTGGCAAAATGATTCAAATGTCGGAAACATTCCCGCATAATTCTCCCATATTCGCTTTCTATTGGCTATATATGGCTCTCTTAATATAAATACATAATCTATATTTGTTCTTAAATTAGGAGGTATACCTAATGGATATTGCATTGTTATTACTAACATTATTTTCCAATGTCTTCCATTCATAAATAATAACCTCATTAATTTATCTTTTGTCCATTTATTATCATATAAACAATCATCTAATATCACAAAAGCCCTCGGATCTATATTTGTCCGCTTATATGCTTCCATTTCTTTTTTTATTTGCTTTAAAACTGTCTTCTGCCGCTTAAGTATATTTTCTATAATTGCTGAATTATATTCATCATGTATAAATAATTTTGGCACATGAGCACTAAAAAAACCATTTCCTGCTTCAGTTCCAGATATTACTGTCCCTATAGGTATATCTTGATGATAATATAGTAAATCTCTTACTAAATAACTTTTACCTGTATCTCTTCTTCCTATTAAAACAATAACAGGACCTTTATTTTCATCTGGACGGAAACTAATATTTTTCATATCAAACTTCTTTAAATCTAAAGTCATAACTATTATTTTTTAAGAAAATAAAATTAAATGATTTACGAAAAATTAGTTTAAATGTTTTTTAAAATTTAGATTATTGATATAAAGATGTCTTTTTCTTTGTATTATAAAAAAAATAAAAATGAACATTTATTTAGGGAATTAGAAAACTCCAATTTAGAACTGAAATCTCTACAAAATTATATTCCCCTTTATCAATCTTTTTTTTCTTTAAATGAATCTAATTTTAATAGCATTAATTTAAATCATAAATATCATTTACACTCTTTAATCAATACTCAATCCCGTAATATTCTTAATGCTCAAATTATAGATATTTCCAATAATCTTAAAAAAACAGAAGTTTTTTGTAAGTATTCTCCTTTACTAGATCCTCTTAAACTTTTAACGGGTAAATATGACTCTTCTTTTAATTCTATTACTACATTACCCAATTTATTTAATCATAAACAATGTATTCCTAAATTAATTGACAAAAATAACAATTCCTATGTAGATGGATTTTTTACTTATTTATCAAGTCAATTATTACATCATCATAACTTTATACATGGTATTGACTATTATGGTTCTTACTTAGGAATACAAAATAATTTTTTATATAATATTGTTGATGATTTTTCCTATTTAAATGAAAGTAATTACTTCCATGAAAATACAAATAAACTATTTTTTATTGATAATAAAGAATATGAAAATATATTTAACATTGACTCAAGAAATAATAAAAAAAAATTAATTATTAATGAAAAATTGGAATTAATTAATACAGATGACTTAACTGAAATTGATTTTAAATTATTTACATCTGAAAATGATAATCCTATTGTTGTTGATTTAAGTGAAGTATGTATTTATAATACAATTTTACCTGAGAAAAATGATTCAGATGATTCATCTTGTAGTTCTAAAAGCTCCAATACAACTATTATACAAGATTCTGATAATGATGATAATAACGAGGAGTATCCCGAGGGATCTGAATCTTCTGATTGTTCTGATGATGAAGAAGAAGATGTTTATTGTAAAATTAATGAGTTCCCAATTCAAGTAATATGTCTGGAAAAGTGTGAAAAAACACTCGATTTTTTAATGGAAAATAATTTAATTGACAATAATGAGTGGATTTCCTGCTTATTTCAAGTGATTATTATTTTATCCGTTTATCAAAAAACCTTTTCCTTTACTCATAATGATTTACATACAAATAATATTATGTTTATCCCAACAGATAAACAATTTTTACACTATCTTTTTAATGGCGTTTATTATAAAGTGCCAACATACGGTAAACTTTATAAAATTATTGATTATGGAAGAGCAATTTATAAATATAATGGCAAAATTATGTGTAGCGATAGCTTTCATCCAAAAGGAGATGCTGCTTCTCAATATAATTGTGAACCTTATTTTGATTCCAATAAACCCCGTCTAGAACCAAATCCTAGTTTTGATTTGTGTAGATTAGCATGTTGTATATTTGATTTTTTTATTGAAGATGTTACTGAAACTAAACAAATTATAAAGAAAAATAAAATTGCTGCACTAATTTACAGTTGGTTATTAGACGATAAAGGAAGAAATATTTTATATAAAAACGATGGAGAGGAAAGATACCCTGAATTTAAGCTGTATAAAATGATTGCCCGTTCCATTCATAATGCTATTCCCCAAGAACAATTATCCAACGATATATTTAAAAAATTTATTACTAGTAAAAAATCTATTAATAAGAAAACCAAAATTATAAATCTCGACTTAATACCCAATCTAGCCAATGAAAATTCTTAAATATTTTTATCATTTTTTTAAAAATATTTAAAATGATGGATTATCTACAAATGCCATAGTTGCTTTATTTCCTCCTTTTAAATCCGTTACATCAAATTGACTATATAACATAATTCCTGTTACTGCTGCAAAATACACTAATAGAGTTTCTTTAATTATAACTTTTAATGGTTTCTTCTCATCCTCAGGTAAAAATTTCATCTCTAAAAACTTAAATAAAAAGAAAACAACCGAAATTGCTAAAGAATAAATAAAACTTTCTTTCATTTGTATTAACTTGAAATAAAGTTAATATAAATCTAACGAAATTATGTCAATATTTCTATTTCTTCTAAACCTAAAGGAGCCTTATTTATCTCTTTTGGCTTATCTAAATCATGCACATCTAAATCCCCTAAGCTTATCTTTTCACCAATCTTTATTTTATCATCCTCATCCTCTTCTTCCATTTCTTCTAACTTCCTTGCCTCATGTCTCTCATTACTTATTTGCTCTAATCTTTCTTCTGTCTTTGGTGCCTCTATTTCTTCTATAATTTTATCGATTCCTATTGCTTGATCAATATCATTGAATTTTATTGATTCTTTTGGCTCTTCTAGTTCCTCTATAACTAGTTTCTCTTCATGTGGCTTTTTCTCCTCCTTTTCTTCCTTTTTCTCTTCTGATACCTCATCATCTAAAGCCTCTGTTTCTTCCACTGGATCAGTTGAAATTATTTCCTCCTTTTCTTCTACTTGTATATCTTCTTCTATGGTTTCATCTAAATATACTTTTAATATATCTTCTACTGGTATATTATCTCTAATGGAATTTAATATTTCTTCTCTCACTATTAATTCAATCTCTCTATTATGCTTTTGAATTTGTAATGGAGTAATATTTTTCTCGTATAAATAAATATTTTTATACAACTTCCTTGCTGTATTAATATATGCTTTATGAATAAAATCATTTAAAGAAGGTATGTTAATATCTATTTTCTTTTGTTTGTTACCCACACGCATACAAGTTAAACTTTTTAATTGTATAATATGAACACAACTTATTAAATCTGTTAAATAACCACAATTACTTTTTTCAACAATTCGTTTCGTCTCCGTGTCCACAATATTAGGATTCCACTTTGGAATTCTCGCTAAAAAATTTTGAAAAGTCATTAAATATTTTTCCAATTCATCATTCTCTTCACATAGAGCCCAGGCCTCATCAAAAATAGACTTAAACCCCTCAATAATTAAAGGAGTTAATGTATTGATTAGTCTGGAACACCACTCATTACGAGATTCTTGCAAACTAGTTATTGAATAGTCATCCATTTACATAAAACTAATATTTTCTAAATGGTAATCTGAACGGATTAATAAAAAATTTAAAATACACATCATTAATAATTTCTCATCTCTAAACTCCTTCTTTACTTTTTGAATAAATACTAAATATTCATATTTTTTTCCTTCATCTATTTTTAAATCTTTAATATATTCAACTAAATCTAACCCACTATACCCTTTTTCATATAGTTTTTCTGCTGTTTCCCATATTTCATCCTTTTCACTTTTCTCAATTAAATTTTTAAACTTTATTTTTTTCTGTTTGATTATTTTACTTTCCTTAAAACTATTTTCTAAATGATATTCATGCAAATTATTTATATTTTTTGGTAGCTCTGGTGTAGGTATAAATATTTCGCAAAACCTTGATAATATTGGTTTTAATAATTTGTATTTATCGTCCACTACTATAAAAAATCTTGTTGAATGACTAAATAATTCTATGCATCTTCTTAATGCCGATTGGGCATCTATAGTTAGCTTATCCGCATTTAATAATATTATACTCTTAAATATATTTCCCTCTTGTAAATTTATATTCGTTCTTGCAAAAAATTTTAAATCATCTCTTATAAATTTTATACCTTTTCCATGTGCACAATTCACATTCATTACATAATTTTTTAAATAGGTTGTATTATTATTATATATGGTTTTAATAAAATCAAATAATAGTGTTTTCTTCCCTACACCAGAACATCCATGGAATATTAAATTCGGAATTTTTTTATTTATTATAAAACTATTTAATTTTTCTTTTATCTTTTCATGAATAATTAATGACATAATACATTAATTATTTATTACTTTTTAACTATTTATACTTATTTATATTTTTCTCGTTCTTTTTCTTTTATTTATTCTCCTTTTTTTTGTTTTTTTTCTACCACCTTTTTGTTCTAT